AAGAAAAAAAACAATAACAGGAGGATATATAAATGATATTGAATTAATAGATGTTTATAAATTATATTATAATTGCATAGCATATAATAATGATAATAAAATTATAACAGATGTATATAGTTTATATTTTATATTAAATATATATAGTTATTATACGAAAGATAAAATAATTGATAAAATTAAAAAAATAATAAGTAAAAATATATATACACAAAATATTATTTTTGATATTATAAATGATATTTATAAAAAGACTATTTTAATTTTCAAGGATTATATTAATAATTTCAATGAGTATGATTGTATAATAAGAAATTATTATTTAAATAAAGAAGAATTATCTAATTATTTACATTTAAGTTTCATTTATTATTTTTATAAAACAATACAATATAGAAATATCAACTTAAAATTAACAATTGGAAATACGATAATAAAGATAAAGAAATCATATGAAGAAATTAAAAATGATTTAGATGATTATATTCAAACTAAAAAATATATAATTTTTGATACTGAATTGCCAAAAATTGAGAATAATAATGATTATAAGGATGATATTAAATATTTAATATCATTTATATATAACTTTACATTAAAAGTGGAAAGAAGAGAAAAAATAATTATAAATAATATAAATGATGTATATTCATTTGTAATATTGCAATATTTAAGTAATAAAAATAAAACAATAGAATTGGATATAAATAATAAAATATATGAGATTGCAAATATAGCTACGCATCCATATGGTTTTAATATAAAACAAAATTATTCGAATATTAAAATTAAGTTAAATGATATTCAAATACAATTATTTTCGAATAAAAACATAAAAAAACTACAAGCAATATTAGCCCACGAATATAATTATATATCATTTAATTTAATTAAGGATAAACAATTGAAATATCAATTTTATATCAATAGCAATATACTAACAATAATAAATCCAAAAATAAAATTAACAAATCAAGTTATTAATTATGCATTTTATAATTTTATGAATACGAGTGAATTAAAGCAATTCGATATTTTAAAAACATATGACAATAATCTTTTATTTATTTTAAATTATGCAATATTTTTATCAAGTTGTTTATATACAGAAATAACTAAATATAATTATATATCATTGATATATTTATATTTTGCAATTAAAAATAATTTAAAGGAGTATAATAAATTAAAAACATATACAGGAGTTGATAAAACATTAAATATTTATAAAAAATATTTAAATAATGTTAATATTCTTAATTATTTAAAGACTGTATTATTAGGATTACAATCAAAATTAATATTTGAAAATGATTTAAATGCATTCATACATTCAATATTAATTTTTAAGAATAATCCTATAATTAACAATTTAGGATTCAAAATAGAAATTAACATTGATTTTATATTAGAATTATTTAAATATAAGCAAGTTAAATATACATATTTATATTATTTTGATTTAGCTGAAAATTATAAATTGATTTATAATATATGTGTATTGCGAAACATCGATAATATAAAATATAAAAATGATATAATTAAATTATTTTATATATTTTTATTGCCAATATTAAAAGAACTTTCATATACAAATATAGATATGAAAAGTTTTGAACATAGAATAATTGATATAACAGTAATGGAAACATTATCAAAACTGCATGATAATTATAAAAAAGGAGGTGCTAGAAGTTTTAATTTTGATAATATTTCACGTAATTTATTATCATCTACGAATAATGATTTTGAACAAGCTTTTAAACAATTTAATGATAATAAAGATGAGAACAAAACAGAAACTAAAACAGAAACTAAAAATAAAAAAACAGAAAATATACGTGTTTCTACTGATACAGGTGTAGATATAACAAAAAATCTTGAAGATATAGACAAAGATTTAACAGCAATAGATAAAAAAATAGATAGTTTATACGATAAAAAAGATAAAATTAAAGAAGATATAGTTGGTAAAATATATGATTTAAGTTATATTAAAATTAAAACTAAAGAAGAAAAGAAAGAAGAAAAGAAAGAAGAAAATAGTGATAACATTAAAGAAGTAGATATAAGAGATACTTTTGAAATAAGTAGATATTTACCAACAGATTTTAAAGCACCAGATGATGAAAAATATTTTTTAGAAACAATGACTTCTATAACTGCACAAATTGAAGCAAATAAAGCAAAGGTTAAGGCAGAAAAAGAAATATATATAGGTGATAATTCAAAAGAACAAAAAATAATAAAAGAATGTAAAGAATTATTAGAAAAACTAAAACAAGAAAAGGATAGTTTAAAGGAAATTGAAGATATAAATGATATAACTAATACTGATATTAAAAATATATTACTATCAATTGGAGATATAATTAAACAAGATGAAAATAAAGAAAATGTAGCATCTAAAAATATAATAGAATATTTAGAAAATATAATTAAATATTTTGAAACAATATTCAATTATTTCAAATCAGAATTGCAAGATATTACAAATAAATATGATGTATTATCTAAAAGAATTGAACAAAATCAAAAGATTTATGATAATGCAAAAGGTAATAGAAATAGAGGAGATAATTATTATAGAGAAAGACCAGATTTTGGTGGAGAACCTCCAACAGATAAAGAAAATCAAAAAGAAAAAATAAAAAAAGCCTTAGAAAATAAAATAAATGATGTTATTAAAACAGAAGATTTTGAAGAAGCAAAAACTAAATATAAGGATAAAATTGCAAATATCAAAAAAAATTATAAAAAAATAAAAACAGGAAAAATTATTTCTGACAGTGTTGATAAGGATGATGCATTAAGAGGTTTTATTGATAATACTGGAAATAATTTATTTGAAAAAATATTAAATAATTATGAAAAAGATAATATAGAAACTACGGATGAAATAGCAAAAAATAATCTTTATGACGAAGTTGCTAATAATAATTTAGATCCTGAAATTGAATTAGCTGTTAATATATATGATAAGATTATATTTTTGGGGCTTGTAGTTATAATTCGCATATGTGCATTATATGCAACCTATTATTTTATTGATAATGGAAGAATAACTAATATTAAACGTGCAATTTACTATTATACATTTGCATATATAATTATATTTTTTATATTAGTTATTATAATAAATATTGATGTATTCAGATTTCGAATGATGTTTAATTATTTAAATATGCATATCAATTCTACAAATATATTCACGCATTTATTAATAAATATAATTGTATCATATCTTATATATTTGATGATATTAAATGTAAGCGAAGATCCTGAAAGAACATCATTATCGAAAAATCAAAAAATGAAATTGAAATATAAATTAGATATTTTAACTATTACAATAATTGTATTTTTAATTATATTCACGTTTGTTATTTAGCATAATATTTAAATAGTAATGATAATTGATGATTATAATTAAAAATAGTTGCATTAATAAAATCTTCCATTGTAAAATTATTTTTTTGTATAATAATTCTTATATTATTATTAATAGTTATTTTATCAATTATTGTCGAATCAATTGTTATTCCATTTTCTTTTACTATTTTTATTTTATCACCTACATTAAAATAATTAGACTTTTCTATATTTAAGGAAATATGATTATAACTGTTGTCTTCGAGAACATCAATTATATTACAATTATAATAAGACAAATCGATTAAATTATTATAATTATCGATTATATTTATATTCCAATGATTGGTAGTTAAATTAATATCTATATAATTATCAGTTATCGGTTTCCATATATCCCAAATATTATTGCAAACACTTGGAATATAAGTATAATTAATATTCTTTATATTATCATTGATAGATATTATTAAATATGGTGTTTTATTTTTAATATCTGATGGAATACATAAGCAACACGGATATATAATATTATTTTTAATATCAATCGTAGATGTTATCTTTAAATTGTTTTTTGCTGTATTAATAATAAAAGATTTATATTTATTAATAATTGTTGCATCTTGATTATTTATTTGTATTGAATTAATCGAATTAATTGGATTAGCAGTATTTTGATTGCTATTAATAATTACATCATCATTATGAATAGAATCGTCTAAACCGATTGATGATGATATAATATTCATACTTGTACGGATATTTTCAATTTCTTTAAGTTTGTTTTCAAGATTTAATGGAACTTGTTGAGTTTCTTTTTTGGTATTATTTTCGATATCATTTTTAATTTTAATTAAAACAAGTTTATTAATTTCATTAGTAGGAGAAGTTGTATTATGTTCTTTATAAATATTATTATAAATAGAAATAAAATCATTTTTCGAATATTCTTTTAATCCATATTTATCATTAATCATTTTTAGACAAGAAATGTATAGTTTTTCAGAATCCATAATTATTATAATTATTATAATAAACAAGTTTTTATTATCTTTTAATTATCGCAATTATATTTGGTCTAAAATATTTCAAACGCAAAACATTCATTTTACTATCAATAAAAGAAGGATGATTAATTACTTCTCTCATTGTAGCTGTATATTTATTTTTATGTAGTAATAATAACCATCTTACTTGAAAGGCGATTGAAAATAAGCCACAAGCATTATTGCCATATTGATGTCTTTTATTATTCATATAAATATTGAATGGTTTTTTAAATATTTCTTCTGCTTGTTTTTTAATATCCTTAAAAACAGGTTGTAAATCTTTTGGAATATTTGCAACAGTGCTATCATAATAATAACCTCCGAATGATTTTAATTTAGGATTAAGAACAAAAAAACTTGAAGTCCAATGTGTTCCAGGTTCAGAAGCTTTAGATAAATTAGTTATAAAACCAATGTATTTAATTTTATTTGTTTTAAGTATTTCTCGCAGATTTATATTGCAATCTCTTGAAATTAGACATTTATCGTCTTTTTTTAAACCAAAATCGATGGAATAAACGCCTAAAAACTTGTATTTCAATTCCTTTATGGATTGATATTGTTTTAAAACATTTATAATATCATAATTGGATAACCATTCTTCAGGATTTTTATGCCATTCTGGAGGTTGTGGTGGTCGCAATGATTTACTTTCAATTTTATTCATTAATTTAATTATTTCAGGTTTGGATTGCTTATTTGCTTGATTTTTAATTATATCTATCCAAGCCCAATAAGTATCAACTTTAATGTTAAATGTTTTTTGAAACTTTTCATTTATTTTTTTAATTATAAACGCAGTAGTATCTGTTTTATTTAATTCAATTTTATCTGAATATAAAACATTCCAAGCTTTTACTATCATTAATAATGCAGAACGATTAAAACATTCTTTTTTGTTTTTCAATTTTACTTCAGGACTACAAAAATCCATAGTCTTTTCTATATATCTTAATATTTAAAAATAAAAAATGATTATAATTAAAATAAATATTTTAATTATAATATGTCAGCTGTAAAGAATGATTTACTAACATTTATAAATAAATATAAGGTTGAAAAGGGTAAGCAGTTTTCAAATACTAGTATAGGAAATCCCAAACTTTCTTTATATATACCTCCTGAAAATTATGACGAGTTTCTTCATTTATACGCATTAGCGATTACTAATGGCATTCATTTATATTTAACAGAAAAACCATTAGACCCTAGTCCTATTCGTGTAGATTTAGATTTTCGATTTAGTCCTGATATTAATCAAGATAGTTCAATTAAACTAAAAAGAAAATATGATGAAACAAATATTTTAAAAATTATTGATAATTATTTTAAAATTATTAATACTTATTTAGATGTAGGCGAAGATAATAATATTGCTTATGTTATGGAAAAGCCTAATCCAACTAATTTTAGAAATAAGATTAAAGATGGAATACATATAATTTTTCCAAATATTATAGTTAATAATAATATTCAACATTTCATTCGTAAAAAGATTTTAGATAATGCTCACGAAATATTCAATATCCCTGATATTTGCAATACACCAGAAGATATTGTTGATAAAGCAATTATAAGTGCCAATTGTTGGCAAATGTATGGTAGTAAAAAGCCTGATTGTGATACTTATAGAGTTTCGAAGATTTATTATTTTAAGGAAAATAAAACTGAAATATCTGATTATACAATTATGGCAAAAGACCAAATTGATTTTATTAAATTGTTTTCAATGCGAAAGGAAAATAGTAATGATACTCAAATTAAAGCTGATAAAATTAATGATGTAAATGAATATATAAGGCACGTTTTGCCTGTAATTGATAAAACACAAAAAGATAAATTGAATAGTAATATTTTCTCATCTAAAATAACTAATATAACTAAAAATTATATTAGTGATGATGAATATATATTAGCAAAGGAGCTTGTTACGGAATGTTTATCGCATTCTCGTGCTGATAAATATGATGATTGGATTCATTTGGGATGGGCTTTGCGAAATATTGATTACAGACTTTTAAATACTTGGATAGAGTTTTCTAAAATTAGCAGTAATTATGTTGAAAATGAATGTCAGCAATTATGGGATAAGATGAAAAAAGAACATTTAACTATGGGAACATTAAGATGGTGGGCTAAACAAGATAATATTCAAAAATATAATGAAATTATTAATAATTCTATTTTACCGTTAATTGATACAGCAATTGGTTCTTTAGGTGCTCATTATGATGTTGCAAAAGTAGTTCAAGCTATATATAAAGGCGAATATAAGGCAATTAATAAAGAAACTTGGTATAAATATGATAAAAATTGTCATAGATGGATTAAAACACGTGAAGGTTTAAATCTTCGCAAAGCATTGAGCGAGGATATTTGCAACAAGTTTGGAGAAAGAGCCATTTATTATAATAATCTTTGTATGGGTAATAATGACGAAGGTCAAACATCCGTATATAGTATTCGTGCAACAAATGCTAATAAAATTAGTCTTAAATTAAAAACATCTGGATTTAAGGATAGTGTTATGAAAGAATGCAAATGTTTATTTATAGATGAAAAGTTTGAGGAACTTCTTGATAATCGTCCGCATTTATTGGGATTTAAAAATGGTATATATGATTTAAAATTGCATATTTTCAGAGAAGGTATGCCTGATGATTATATATCACTATCAACCGATAAATATTATATACCTTATAATATTAATAGTCCTGAAATTGAAGAAATTAATAATTTCTTTGCAAAATTATTTACGAATGTTAATTTGCGAAATTATGTTTTAGATATATTAGCGTGTGCTATTGATGGTAGCATTGCACAAGAACGATTTTATATATTCACAGGGCAAGGAAGTAATGGTAAAAGTAGATTATTAGAGTTTATACAAAAGACTGTTGGTGATTATTATGCAACTTTGCCAATTGCTCTTCTTACTCAGAAACGTGTTGCATCCAATTCAGCACAAGGAGAAGTTGAGAGAACAAAAGGACGAAGATTTGCAGTTCTTCAAGAACCTGGCGAGAATGATAAAATTAATATCGGTTATATGAAGGAATTATCGGGTAATGATAGAATATTAACAAGAGGTTTATATAAAGACCCTTATGAGTTTAAACCTCAGTTTAAAATGATTCTTGCTTGTAATGAACTTCCAGAAGTTCCAAGTGATGATGGAGGTACTTGGCGAAGAATTAGAGTTATTGAGTTTTCTTCAAAGTTCTGTGAAAATCCTGACCCAAATAAACCAAATGAGTTTAGTATGGATGTTCAATTAAATGAGAAATTAGAGTTATGTACTGATATCTTCTTATCAATGCTTATTGAAAGACATAAAACAATTAATCCAAATAAAATTAATGAACCTCGTGAAGTTATTAATGCTACACAGAAATATAAAAATAATAATGATATTATTGGACAATACTTGAGTGATAATATAATCGCCGATCCTTCAAGTAAAGAAAAGATTGGTATTATGGATATTTTCAATGATTTCAAACAATGGGGACATAAAAATATATCTAAGAATAAAAAAGTACCTGATAGAAATCAAATTAGGTCTTATATGGAAAAGATATATGGTATTTATGATGTTAAAACTGGTTGGAAGGGATTGAAGTTTAAAGGCGACGAAGACCTTGTTGATAATTAACTATTTAAGGTTTTTTTATTAAAGAACAAATAATAATGTTATTTTTTTATTCATCTATAATAAAAAAAACGAGAAGATTTGTTAAGAAATATATGGATAATTTAAATGATATAAGCCACGATTATATTCATATAAATCTTGTTATTAAAATGGCATTAAAAATTGCTAAAAAAGAAGGGATTAAAAAAGAACGTCATTTATTTCATATAATAATGGGAGCATTATTGCACGATGTGGGCGATAGTAAATATTCGAATTGTAAGCAATCAAAAGTAATTAATAACTATCTTAAAACGTGCAAAAACTTAAATAATTATGATAAACGAGAAATAATTAATATTAGTTCTAATGTTTCTTTATCAAAAGAAACTGATAATAATCAAAAAAATCAAAAAAATAAATTAAAATTATATATAGTTCAGGATGCAGATAGAATAAATAGTTTAGGTGCTATTGGTATAATGCGATATATTTCTTTTAATATTAATAATAATAAAAAACCTTCATTTACTGAAATAATTAATAATATGACATTGAGAACAGAAAAAATTAAAAAATATATTAAAACAAAAACGGGAAAGCAAATAGCTAAACAACATTTTAAAATTATAGAAAGTTTTATTAAAAATTATAATTTGCAAAAATAAAAAATGATATATAAAAAGAAAGATAAAAATATAATAACAATGGAAACTGATAAAATAGATAATGTTATACAAAACCTGAAAGATATGCTTTTAATGCGTGGCGATAATATTGATGAGTTTGAAGAACACGAAGTTGAAGTTGAACGCGATGATTTTTATAATGATAATAGAGTTATTGATTTTCATACGAGTAATACAGCAATTATATTTGCTTTAAGTAAAACTTTAAGAACAAATATAATTGATATTTTAAAAAAAAATAAGAATAATATGGAGGGATTTGTAAAAGATTTCAATGGTCGTTATAATATAATCTTAATTTTTAATAACGATTTATTAACATCTCCATCAATAACTCAATTAAATATAATTGATAAGATATTACAGAAAAAAAATGGAATGCTTCAATATTTTCATATGAATGAATTATTATTTAATCCCACTAAACACGAATTAGTTCCGCCTCATCGCAAATTATCAAGTGATGAAGTTAAAATTGTAATGGAGAAATATTTGATTAAAAATAAATTGCAAATGCCTCTTATTTTACATACAGATGTTATTGCGAAATGGATTGGACTGAAGCAAAATGATGTAGTAGAAATAACGAGATATAATGAAAATAGTGGCAAGTATTATTATTATAGATGTTGTATTTAATGTTTTTATTTTTATAATATATAGATAAATATATAATTATGAGTATTAAAGTAAATAAATATGCAAATAATATTCCAATTGTAGAAAGATATATTAATGATACTTTTGATTCATTTATTTATACAGGTAATTATAATGATGATGTAAAAAAGTTTAATTATTTTGTTCTCGATCCTGACTTTAACGACAACAATAATACTTCATATATATTGCGTGTTTATAGTCCTATAAAAAATTATCAGGTTTTTAGTTGTGGTGCAGGCGGACACGGTGGTTTAATTTATGGTGCTGGTGGAAATGGTGGTAATTATTTATACATTGATAATATTAATAATAATGTAAATGAATTAAAAACAGGTTCATATTTAATAACACCTGGAAGGTCAATAGATTTATCAAAAGTAATTGATAACACTGATTTATTTACAGAAATTAATAATAATATTAGAAAAAATGGTGGATTTTTTTTAATTAAATATCCTAAAAATGATTTCACCAATTATTTAATTTCAATAAAAACAATTGATAGTTATAAGCAAAAAGATTGGTCGAAAAATGCAAATGTTTCAGGTAGTATTATTAATATAACTGAACAATCAATTAAAATAGAACCAAATAAAGTAATAGAATTAATTTTTGTCCTTAAAAAGAATAGTTCTTTTAAGTTTAATGATTTTAAAAACTTATATTATACAAGAATTATAAAAATAAGCAATAACAATAACATAAATACTTTATATATACCCGATAGCAATAATAATTATCTATATACAGCTGGTAGTTTTGATGAAATAATTACAATCATTTGTTATCAAAATACAAATGATACGCTAACAACTGATAAAATACCTTATTGGACTTCCTTATTTGATTATAATTATGCAAGTAGATATCCGAGCAATTTTTATATTAATGATTATATTACTTATAGAGATTATTTAAATGGTGTTAAAGATACTATAAATAATCTTGTTGTTAATAAGACAACCACAAATACAGCAATTACTTACAATACTAATCCCGATGCCTCGCTAAATGATATTAAACAAACTACAAATATTAATAATAAGTTTAGTTTAGCAGGTGGTAATGTTGGTAATATATGTTTTATTTCAAATAATTCAGCAGTAAATACCAATTATATGCTTAAGAGATATTATACACCTTCTTTATTTGCCTTAAGTATCAATTTATCCGGTGGCAATAGTGGTTCTACAACTTCTGGAATAAATACAATCATTAATAATCTTGGTGCAAATCTTAAGAACTTGCCTATGTCATCAGGTAAAAATATAACAGTTGATAGAAATACAAATGAATGGTATAGTGGAAATAAAGGTTATTTTACTCAATATTTTAAATTATATGCATATTTTCCATATGATGCTAATGTTGAATTAAACAATACTTCATTGGCAAATGGTGGTTATACGGGTTATTGGCAATTTTTAAAAGATGAAATTAATTATAGATATGGAGCAAATGGTTTAAATGACCTTACATCTCCTAATTATGGAACTTATGGTTGCGGAGGTCAAGGTGGATGTATAATTTTAGATAAAAACTCCAATTTTACAGGTAGTCGTGGCAAAAATGGGGTTTTTATATTAACATTTGTAAATCAAGCATTAGCAACAATTGTAAATGACAATTCATTAGTATTGAAAAAAATGGTCAATTTATTTATATCAATGGATGATAATAGTAAATTGATTGGTATTAATAGTCTTTCTAATGCAAATGCGGTTATTAGTACAACTGAGATAAAAACTTTTACAAAAATAATCAATAATTTATTTATACACGAAGCAAATATACATATAGATGATGTATATATATCAAAACTAAATACTTTTGTCCCTAAAAGTAATTTTAATCAATTATTGGCAATTTTATACGTAATTCATCGTATTTATTATTTAATAGCAAATAATATCGAAAATATAATAACTTCTAATATTAAAAAAATAAATATAAACTTCGTTGATAATTATGAAAATGAAAAAATAATATCATCAACTACAAGTGATACTTTATTAATATATGTATGTGATAAAATAAATGATGCTGATATTTATATTAAAAGGTATTTAAGGAGTTTTAATTATTATCGTAATGTTTTATCTTTACCTTCGAATATCAATATAGTTATAATTAAAGAAGGTACTATTATTACCGATTTAACTAGTAATAAACCAACAATAGGAAATAATAATTATGAAGCATATAATTTTATTATTACTACGATTTCATATATATTTGATATACAACCAAAAGATTTTAAGATAAATATAAATGTTGTCGAAACTACTTATAATATTTTATGTTTAAATGCGGTTATTTATGCAATTATTTATAATTATAATTCTTTATCTGAAACTATCATTAATAGTATTTATAATGATTTAAAAAATTATAATTATGAATTAAAGAAGATTACAGATAAAATAATTGCTCATTCAAATATATTTGAAGAACAAAATGAGTTTAAATTATATTTCAATAATGGTATAAATAAATACAATGATTATTATGATAAAAATAATGATTTTAAAAACTTATTAACATCAAAAAAAGCATATACATTAACAAAAGAAAAATTAAAAAACATTGTAAATATATTTACGATAATAGTTTTTATTATTATTCTTATAATGATTTTATGGCTTATTTATGTTAATATTTTTAATTCCAATCAATATGACATAATGCCTCATCTAGTATTAATGATTTTCATTATAATAATTCTTATAATTGTTATGAATTATTATAATTATAGCTATAGTTATAAAGAGTTTTTTACCAATTCACTCGAGAATGCTTCGCAATTAACTGTTTATAATGATAGTTTTAATTATGATATTAAAGAAATAAAGTTTAATAATCAATTGTATAAAATAACTTATATTAAGAATACTTCTGATTTTATTTTATATAAAAATCTTGATACATCTATTATTTTGATTAAAAAGGGTTCATCAGGGACTAATACTAATAATAATGGAGTAGGTGGAACTATTAATATTTATGATAGCAATTTTGTTGCTAGTAATATTAAAGAAAATCAAAGATATTCAATTGTTTTTAATAATGATGATATTAGTATTAGTGATGTAATTAAAACAAATCAGAGAAAAGAAAATGATAATAATCTAAATATTAAGATGTTTTATAATAATAATGATAGCAATTTATCCAATAATTCGCCATCATTGTTAGATTATTATGATAAACAACTTAATTATTCATCTAATATTACTTATGATAGCAATAATTATCTTGGTACTATAAATACAAGTAATATCGTTAATATTAGTTCAGATGTAAATAATAATCCAAATATAAAAGAAATTATATCTGTTTTATTTTCAACAGATAATGCATCATCTTTATATTATGGTTCAACTGGAGGAACTAAAGATTATAAAGAAGAATTGATAAATAAACTTAATTATTCTGATGTTTATGGTTTAGGAGGATTTTATACTAATGCTGAATCAGATAATACAGGAATAGATGGTGTATGTATTATCATTAATAAACAAATAGAATATACGCCAATTCATTTAGATTTGCAAACATTAATAAATATGTTTAATAATAACATTAATAAATTGATATACGATAGATTTAATAAGATTTATCTGATTGATAATAATGTTATTTATAGTAATGCACTTATAGCATATAGAAAACGCTATAATGAAGAAAATGAAAAGAATGATAGATATAAAAAGGCTGAAACAAATATTAATGAATATTCAAATAATATTCTAATGGATGTTTATTTTAGATTTGAGCTAGCGAAAATAAGTGTTTATATCTTATTTGCTATGGTTATAGCATTAATGCTATTTTATTATAATAAACAACATTTTATTATAATTTTATCATTATTCATATTTGCAGTTATTATGATTGTATTGTATTTTTATTTTAATATGAAAATTAATACTCGAAGAGATTATTATAAATATTATTGGAGTAAATACAATAATGATAATTAAAAATTATTTTTATTTTATAAATAGAGAAATAAAAGTTTATGGCTTCTTCTATTATAACATAT